TCTACGCTTTCAGAATGAGCAACATCTTCTTAGGTACTGACTTACTTGATGAAGAAAATAAATTCTGGATCCGTTGGTCTGAAGATGATGAGAACATCAAATTCACAGCCCGCATGAAGATCGGTGTCCAGTTCGCCTTTGTTGATGAGATCGTGAAGTTTGAAGCCTAATTTATAAGGGGGTGTAAAAGCCCCCTTTCATTTATAAAATTTTAAATTTAATAGCCATGAGTTGTGCACTCAGCAGCGGATACGTATTAGACTGTAAAGACTCTTCGGGCGGTATATTGGAAGTTTACTTTATCGAAAGGGGTAACGTAACTGCAATCAATGAAGCCAGCGGAGTTGTAACAGGTCTTACAAAAGCATCCGGCAAAAGATTTTGGAAGTATGAGCTTCCTAAAGAAACAGGATCCTTAACAGAAACAATGACAGGTAACGTTCAAAATGGTACCGTGTTTTATGCTTCTGAGTTGAAAGTAGTGGTTAATAAATTACTCGTTGCAGTTCGCAATGAGATTAAATTGTTAGCTCAAAACACTCTTATTGCCGTTGCTAAAGATAACAATGGGAAATACTGGTTAGTGGGTAGACGTAACGGAATCGATTTTACTACCGGAACACTCGGAACTGGTACTGCTTTTGGAGATCGTAGCGGTTTTGATCTTACCTTTGCAGGTAGTGAACCTGAGCCGATGGTTGAAGTGAATAGTAGCGTTGCCGCTGCACTTGAAACAGCAGGATAAAGTTTGTTTTGTTTGTTTGGTTTGATTTTGAAGCCCTGCCCATTTGGGCGGGGTTTTTGTTTATCGGTATTTATAAATAGATATGTTTAAATTTATCAAAGGAACGACTGCGACAATTATCTGCACCCTAACGGAGAAGCAGACTATTGAAAGCCCCTATTATTTATTTGTGTTTACGAATAGGGGAACGAATGACGTGGTGACTTTTATAAAGGATTATCTGCATGACGTATCTACAAATAAAGATAGATGGAATGAGTTTACTATTCCGGTAAATACGTATTTTGCAAACTATAAGGAGGGGTGGTGGCGCTATGATATATATGAGCAAACAAGCTCAACGAATGTAAACCCTGCGGGGTTAGGGTTACTTGAGAGCGGATTAATGTTTTTGGACGACAACACAAACATAAGCTACACGCAATATTCACAGGACGTTAAATTTAAAATGTACGATGCATCCTAATATAAGTTTTATAAAGTTCGCAGATGTAAAGCTGCCAGAAATGGTTGAGATACCCGGCAAAGGTTACGTTCAATTTGGTGAGGATAATCTTTATCCTAATCAGTTACTTGAGAAGCTTAATAAAAGCAGCAAGCATAACGGAATTGTATTGGGTAAGGTAAATTACATCATAGGTAATGGCATATCGTATAAAGACAACAGCCAGCAGGAGTTGGTACCAAATAAGAACGAAACGATAAATGATTTACTCAAAAAGGTTTCTACGGATATTGAGATTTTTGGTGGTGTGTATCTTGAGCTTCATTATAATGCTTTGGGCAATGTTGGCGCGGTGTATCATGTACCTTACCATAAAGTACGTACAAATAAGGACAACACGCAATATTTTATAAAAGACTGGACGCAATCAACAAGAGTGCAGCCTGAGATTGTGGCGGCTTATAACCCGGCGGTAAAGGAAGGTAAGCAGATATTGTTTTATAAAGAATACAGACCGGGATTAGAGACCTACTCCTATCCGGGTTATATTGGTGCGCTCAATTGGATTGAAGTCGATATAGAGCTTTCTAAATACCATTTAAGCACTATTAAGAATGGTATGTTTAGTAGCAAGCTAATTAATTTCAATGAGGGTAAGCCTTCGCCGGAAGAGCAGCAGGTTGTTGAAACGAAATTTAAAAAGAAATTTACAGGTAGCGAAAACGCGGGCGGTATTGTGTTGTCTTTCAGTGATGATCCTGCAAAGGCTCCGACCGTTCTGGATTTATCGAATACTGATTTAGATAAGCATTTCGACATTCTTAATAAGACAACTGAACAGCAGATATTTGTCGGGCATCAAGTTACAAGCCCTATTTTGTTTGGTATTAAGTCTGAGGGGCAATTAGGCGGGCGCACTGAGATGCGCGACAGCTTCGAGATATTTAAGACAACATATGTAAATGATAAGCAAAGAGCCTTAGAGGTTTTGTTTACTGAGATTAGCGATTTATTTGGGATGCAGGGCGAAATGGTAATTGCTCCGATCGAGCCTATTTCTTTTGAGTTTAGCGAGGCTACGATTAAAGAATTTGCACCTAAGGCGTGGATATTGGAAAAGCTGGGTATTGATTTAACAAAGTATCCTGAGGCTGCACAACCGAGTGTGCAACCGATCGGGGCGCAACCTTCCGCACAGGTAAACGAGAATTTGAAAAACCTGACAGGCCGCCAATGGCAGGGTGTTAATCGTATTATCCGCAATTTTGAGAAAGGCAGAATTAATAAAGAGCAGGCGAAACTTTTACTAAAATCTTCACTTGGTTTATCTGATGACGAAATTAACGTAATGCTTTCCATAGATAACGATATGGAGTTTAGCGCGCAGGATAATGACGAATTGATGTTAGCGGAATTTGCGGCGCATGGTGAAAGCAAAGATAATTTTAATGTCATTGCATCCCGTGCACGTTATAACTTTCAGGAAGAGCTAACACAGGCGGAAGTAAACATTCTCGATCTTATCAAAAAGGATAAGAGAATAACGCCTGAGGTTATAGGTAAGGCTTTGAAAATGCCTGTTGATGAGGTTACGGATATCATTGCAAATTTATTGGAGGGTGGTTTGATTATAGCGGCGGTTAAAAAGGTTGGCGTTGATGAAATAATTGAGCGCACTATGCCAGAGCCTTTGAGTGAGCTAACGGATAAAAAGCCCCGCACCTTAGAGCAAAAGATTATGTATAGCTATGAAGGTCCGCAGGATAGCAGGAATAGGGATTTTTGCCGTAGGCTTTTAACTATGAATAAATTCTTTTCACGCTCCGATATTGAAACAATGAGCATGAGATTGGGGTATAGTGTTTGGGATCGTAGGGGCGGATGGTGGACAAAGCCAAGCGGTGAGCACTCCCCATCATGCCGCCATCGCTGGGTGCAAAATTTCGTTATTCGTAAAAAATAAAAAATGAGAGATACTTTATTCATAAGCCCTGAAAATATTTATGAGCGTACACAAATACACTCGAATATTGATAGCAAAATGATTGTACCTGAAATAAAGGTTTGTCAGGATATGTATATTTTGCCCTTATTAGGCTCAGGACTTTACGAACGCTTACAGGTAGGTATTGAGAGCAATAATCTAACAGCGGACGAAATAACCCTGCTTAAAAGCTACGTGAGGGACTGCCTTATTTATTACGTGGTGGCGGAGCTTACCGATACTTTAACCCATCAATATTGGAATAAAGGCGTACTTAAAAAGACGAACGAAGGGAGCGAAAATGTAAGCATGAGTGAGCTGATTGATTTAAAGAATAAGTTCAAAAGCCGTGCGGAATATTACGGACAAAGGTTGGTAAAGTATTTAGTTGAGGAGAGCAATAATGCAAAGTTCCCTTTATATATCAATCCCGGCAGCCGTGCCGATACGGTGGTGCCAAAGCGTGATGCATACTTTCCGGGTATTTATTTAGGGATGCCTTACGATGAATTTAAGAACTGTGAAGACTGTCAAAAACCATTCAAAAATGTATAGTAAAAAGACTATCAAAAAATTAAAAGATTATTTCGCAAAGCATGACCAGAAACCAAATAGCAATACAACTAAAAAAGATAGCAACCGACCACCGGCAGATAAGGACGGCAAAGGTCGTAAATGCTGATTATTTTCTACATAATGAGGTAAAAGATGTAGTATATCCCGCAGTCTTTATGACTATGGGTAATAGTGCAACGGAGGGGAAAATAAAGACGCATACGGTACTTGTAACGGTTGCGGATATTGTTTTGCATACAACAGAGCTGGAGGTGCAGAGCGATATGGAGCAGGTGGCGAATGATCTGGTCGGGCAGATAGGATGGGAAAAGCAACCGTGGCGGTTTACCCGATCCACAACCTTTGAGTTTTTTGAGGACAAGTTTGAAGACATCGTGGCGGGGGTTACTTTCAGCATTGATCTTGAGGTGCCATTTCTTTATGATGTTTGCGATTTACCGAGTAATTATGAGCTACCTGAAAATGATACGATATTTATAAACCCAAGTCGAATGAGTAAGATAATAGATTTTATAGTAGGTAATGGTGAGCCTATGGAGCAAGACGATACTACGTTTCAAAATAATAGCTTAGTTGTGCCACCTTTGGTATTTATAGATGGGTTAATTTTGACATATCAAGTAAGGAGCGATAGGCGTTATATTTCATATAATTCAGGAACTAAAACAATAACAATAAACGGAGGGGTAAACAATGGCGAAAATATACAGATTTATATTTAGTGCTTTACTGCTTTGCGCATCATTTGCAGGCAAAGGGCAAACAGTAGACGGGAAGCTTTACACGATATTTAACAACTGGTATCAGTGGAGCGGGGGTAAGTTTAATACTAATTTGAATATCCCGAAAGTTACAGCCACAACCGGCCGCGATACGGGCGGCATCCGCTATGCCCTTGCAGATAGCTCAGTTTATGTTTGGACTGGTAGTCAGTGGTATAAGGTGGGCGGATCTAATCTTACATTCTTGAATGGGTTAATTAAAACGGGAGATAGTGTAAAGTTGGGCGGTACACTTACAGAAAACACAACTATAAACGGTCAAAAAAGAGAATTAAATATAAACAATTCAAACATTATTTTTACTGACACATTGGGGAATAGAACTGCTGAATTTGGGAGAACTGGGATAAGTGGTGGAATAGCAGGGATATCTGCAATTTTTGGAAGATCTATTGATGGAACTAAACTTGGTAGGGTTTCTGCCAGTGGTGGCGTATTTGCTTATTCTTATATGGATGCTATAAATAGCAGCAATGGAAGATCAAGTAAATTAGAAGTTTTTTCAGATAGTTTAAGTTTTACTGGAAATTCTGGTAGAATGAATATTGCATCAATGGAAACAACAACAGACACAATTACACATAAGCCTATGGTATATGATATTTCTACAAAAAGATGGAAATATATAACATCATGGCCTAACACCGACACTGCAACCGTAGTAAAAGCCTACGTAACAAATGCCGAAGCAGTTACAATTACAAAAGGGCAGGTGGTGTATATCTTTGGGGCAAGTGGCGATAGGGCATCGGTAAAACTTGCAAAGAATACAAGCGATACATTCAGCTCAAAGACTTTAGGAATAGTTAGGGCGGATATTGCAGCGGGTGCGGCGGGATGGATTACAACACAAGGGCAGGTAGGCGGTATCAATTTAGGTGCATATAGTCCGGGGGATATTCTATGGCTCGATAGCGTGGCGGGTGGGTTTACAGCTACAAAGCCTCAAGCTCCTTATCATAGTGTTTTTGTTGGTGTTGTGGAAAGGGCGAACGCAGGCAATGGCTTAATATATGTTAAGCCCGCAAACGGAGTAGAATTAGACGAGCTTCATGACATTAGGATTACAAGCATTGCGAATAATGACATAATAAGATATAACTCTACTTTAGGGTATTGGGAAAATAAGAATCAGTCTATTTTCGCTTACACGGCACAAACTACAACATACAACGCCCTTGCATCTGATTATGTTATTCATTGCACAAGCGGAACTTTTACCGTGAACCTGCCAACGGCGGTGGGGGTGCAGGGTAAGGTATATATAGTGAAGAACAGCGGCAGCGGACTGATAACAATCGACCCGAACGGAACGCAAACAATAGATGGGGCTTTGACATATAAGATAGGCGGCAATGAGTCGCTAAAATTAATGAGTACAGGCGCAAACTGGATAACATTATGACAATAGCAAAAATTAGATACGGGGCAGGACTACCCGATGATACGGTAGGTTTTGACGGTGACTTTTATTTGGATACCGTTGCAGGTGATTTATATCAAAGGGTATCGGGTGTTTATACCGTTGCCGCTTTGGGTGGATCTTCCGTTGGTAGTGATTTATATTTATTCAATAACTATTAAAATAAAAAAAGATGGCACAAAATACAAAGCCAGTATTCGCATTATTACCTGAAACTGCAAGGGCGGTTATTACAACTGCAACCACTGATAAAAGCGGTGCGACCACTACTAATTTAGTAGAATTGATTGAGGCTGCTACTGATGGCACAAAGGTTACTCGTATATCTTACAAGCACGTAGGTACTTCCACAGCGGGTACTTTTATGGTGTTTATTACAGATACAAGTGGTGCGAATTTAAGGCTTTATGATGAGCAGATTTATTCAGCGGTTACATCATCAAATACGGTTGCAACTGCTGGAGGAACTTTGATTTATCCCGATTTGCAATTAAAGTCAGGGCAAAAAATCTTTGTAGGAGCTACGACAGCAAATACTAACATTCACGCTTTCGCATCAAAAGGAGACTTTTAATATGTTTAAAGGATTTAATAATAAGCAGCAACATGGGTTTCCAAGTTTATCTTTTTTTGGCGATAAGACAGCTTATGGGCAAAGTGGTTGTAATTTTTGGCTGCGTGCTGATATGGGTTTAAATACTCAGACTAATTTGGCAGCAATTAGCAGATGGGTTGATATTATTAATGGAAACATATTTGAAATATTAACAGCAGGAAATCAGCCAAGATTATTAACATCAAGTGTAGCATATAATAATTTACCTGTTGTTGAATTTGATAGCGCTTTAAAAGTAATTCCTACTATTTCCGCACAACCAGTAACTGGAGTAAGAAGTTTTGCTGTTATTGCAAATTATGATGTTATAACTACTAACAATACAATATTAACAAATACAGGTTCAGGTGCCAGTTTAGTATTAGGAGGAAGTGGAGCTGGCGTAAATGGTCCCGGTATTCAAAGTGCTACGGCAAATACTTATGGCACAACTGATTCAATCACTGTTAAAATATGTGTTTTTTCTGATAATTTAATAATGGTAAATGGTGTTGTTGAATCAACAGCAACTAATACTATTAATTTCTCATTTGATAGGATAGGAAGGGGTGGAAGTGATAGTTTAGCATTTAGAGGTAAAATAGCCGAAATTGTAGGTTTTTCATTTCCATTAAACCAAGACCAAGCCCTCGCAATATCCACTCAATTAAATCAAAAATATGTTATCTATTAAATTCAAAACATACGAAGAGGCATGGCAGCTGAATGAAAGGGTTACGGCTGACTGCATTAAAAATGGTGAGTGGAGCGATGGTACTAATAACTATTGCAACCCTACGCAAAATGCAAACGGACAATGGGAAGTTCCAATACTCGATGGGTATGAAAAATATTTTACCCTTGCCGAAATAAGCAGGGCGCAAGCTCCTGAGTGGTTTAGCGTACCAACGTGGCGTTTGCGTGCTATCCTTGCCGTTGATGGGTTGGAAGCGAATGTAACGAATGCCCTTGCAACGCTACCAGAGCCGAATAAAACCTATGCTGAAAGGGCATGGAATAACGGAAGCACAACTGAAAGAAATAGCCCTACGGTTACAATGATTAAGGCAATACTGACTTTGAACGATAGCGAGGTTGATGACATTTTCCAAAGGGCGGCAAATATTGTGGTGTAATGAG